CAGGAAACGTTCGAGGAGGCTAACGATTTCGACGTCGGGGAAGATGAGTGGACATCACCTTACGAACTGATCGATATGGTCGATGAGGAGCCTGTCGACGATAGTGATAACTCATTGGAAAACAACCAAGAAACCCCGGAAAATGGGCCTTCTACTAAAGAGGACCCAGTCGATGAACCTGAACCTGAACCTGAAAGACGCGCGACAAACGTATAGCGGTTTGAGTCACTTCCTCACCTGGTCTTGGGAGTGGACACCGTCCTACTTCCCCAGGAGCATCCTCTCCTGAATCTTCCAGCCCCGCTTAGCGGGGCTTTCTTTTGCGTTCTACCCCCCCCTCCGGCCTTGGTAGACAACACCCGAAGGGTAGGCAAACGAGGAACGAAGTGCAGCCTGTAGACGCTCTTAACCCCCTTACGGAGTACCGACCGGCAGTAACCTACTTGATAGATTACTGCCACACTGACACCCCCCCCTAGCTCAAACCTCTGGAGTACCGTCCAAATGCGTTCTTCTCTCGTATCCGATCTACTATGGCTGAAGGCTCTCTATGAAATGTCTACATCCTCTCGCCCGGGAGATTACTCCCGGTATTTCGTACACGCACCGGTGTGGGCAATGCGCGAACTGCAGGCTTACGCGTCGGCTCGAATGGACTGCGCGGATCCTCATGGAAATGCGCTTGCACCCCGTTACATCGTGGACAACGTTGACCTACGCACCGGAGAATTTTCCCCAACATGGGAGCCTTCAAAAAAGGGACGTCCAGCTACTCCACAAACGGATGAGGAAATCAGGGCTCTCCTTCCGCTACTTTGTCGTTGGAGAATATGGATCCAAGACACAACGACCGCACTATCACGGGATCTACTTCGGCATGGACCCCGAAATGTTGGAGAGAGCCCTGGCAAGGAACTGGAGGCATGGCTACACGATGACCAGAGAGTGCTCGGTTGCCTCCGCCAAATATACGGCCAAGTACACCCTGAAGAAGCTCACGAATCCGAAAGACTGGTACAAACTGGACTCGGAGACCAGATCGCCCGAATTCTCGCTCATGTCGCGCCGGCCAGGCGTCGGGCTTGGCTATCTTCCAAAAATCATAAAGCACTGGCAGCGTACGCCGATAGCTGACAAAGAAGACCCCCGGCTTATCCGTCTCGAGGGGAAGCAGTACCCCCTCGATCCGTACGTTCAGCGAAAACTGCTAGAATTAGCAGGAAAGGAGCCTTCGGACTCCTGGTCTACCCACTTTCGCCAGAGGTATCAACTACTCAGTGAGCCGCCGCCGGAAACAACGTCAGAACAGGAAACGCACAACGCCCGTAAGCGTCTCTCAGCTGCGTTATCCCGTGAGCATCCCTCTATCGCTTGAGCCCGTCAGGGCGGTCAGGTTGCCCCCAATTCGTCGGACCAGAACTGTCCTGCGTGGGGCAACCCCTATCCCCGCGACACGAAAAGTGATCGTCGGTAAAGCAATCCCAACGGCCGAGAAACCTCGGCCAGGTGCTTCTCGTCTGGCAACGGCATATCCCGTATGCCGCAGACGAAAACGCTACAAAAAGGGAATGATGAAAAAACTAGCGGCCCAGGCTCGAACTGGCGGCCGCGCTTCCCTTTTGCAATGGCGGCGGACACGGCGCAGAATTCCCCTAATGTCCTACCAATGTTGATAGCCTGAAACTATGGCCCTTCTCGAAACTCTCGGCGGCATCGCCTCCGGCCTCGGAGCTCTCGGCATCGGGAGCAAATCCAAAAAGGTCAAAACGACCGACTACCAGAAAGCTATCGTCGGCCAGGTGCGCGGAGCGAAGCAAGCTGGCATCCACCCGATCTACGCTGTCGGTGGTGGCGCTGCATCCCCGGCGCCTCAAACAATCTCCGAGTCACCGTTATCTGGCATCGGAAACGCTATGGCGGCTTATTCTCAATCGAAGGTCCAGGCTAGCGAGGAAACTCGCCTTAATCGGGTCACCGACGCCCAGGTGCGCCAGGCGGACGCCCAGGCGCGCCTCCTGAACAAACAGGCCGACGTGGTGGAACAACAGGCAATCGATTCTGCGTTGAGCCGTATGGGCCCGAAGATGAACGCGCAGAAAGATTCTGAGATTGCCGATCTCTATACCCCGTACAGGGACAACAAAACCGGCGAGACCATTTGGCTCGTTAACCCGGACACTGGCCTGGAAGCGCCCGAAATACTTGGCGCGGCCTATTGGGGCCAGGCCAAAAGCTACCAGTCGGGCCTACGGCCGAAAAAGAATACCTCCCGTTCGAGGCCGGCCGGTGGCCGGCCGCGGCACTACCTCAGCAGGTGAAACAATGCGCTATCGCAGAGCAATCCCTCGCCGTCGCGGCTATCGTGTTAGCCGTCGTTCGACTCGTCGTTCTTATCGCCCTATGCGGCGCCGCAGCAGCATGCGCCGTCCACGTGCGAACAGATACCGCAGCATCGGATACCGGATGTAAACATGAAAAGAACCAAACACTCCCTCAGCTACTACAACCTGACAAGCTGTGACATGGGTCAGCTGGTCCCCGTAGGTCTTTCCGAGGTCCTACCAGGGGACACCATCAATCAGGCCACCAGCGCGCTTATACGGGTCTCTCCGTTGGTGACGCCTGTCATGCATCCGGTGACCGTCCGGCTTCACCACTGGTTCGTCCCTCACCGGCTCACCTGGCCGGAGTTCGAGGACTTTATTACCGGCGGTCCGGATGGGAACAACGCCGAACAGGTACCAAGAATTAATGGGCCTAGCATCGCGGCCAGCCTCGATGATTACATGGGCATTCCGCCTGGTACCGAGCATTTCTCGGCTTTGCCCCGTCGGGCTTACAACCTTATTTGGAATGAATGGTACCGGGACCAAGACCTTCAGGATGAGCGTGACTCAAGCGAGGAGGCTATTGCCCAATGCGCCTGGGAGAAAGACTATTTCACTGCCGCCCGTCCATTCACCCAGAAGGGTGATGCCGTTACTCTGCCTATCGGTGCACGCGCTCCGGTCACTGGTATCGGTGTCCGCTCGAACGCTTCTGTTGGCGGCGCTGACCCCTCGATACATGAAACTGGTGGCGACGGTATCGTCGGATACGACTCTCAATGGCCGGCATCAGCTTCGGACACTATTCGCATTGAGGAAGACCCCGATAACCCGGGCTTCCCGAACATCTACGCCGACCTATCCGCAGCCGGCGCTGTCGACGTTAATGACTTCCGCCAGGCGTTCGCGCTCCAGCGGTACAAAGAGGCCCGGGCCCGGTACGGCTCCCGGTATACCGAGTACCTTCAATATCTCGGCGTTCGCTCGGCTGATTCCCGTCTGCAACGCCCCGAATACCTTGGTGGCGGAAAACAGACGATTTCGTTCTCGGAAGTTCTGCAAACCGGTGAGGAATCTGCTGCAACGGAACAGAAAGTCGGAACCATGCGCGGCCACGGGATCGCCGCGCTTCGCTCCAACCGTTATCGCAAATTCTTCTCTGAACATGGCTATGTGATGACGCTTATGTCCGTCCGTCCAAAAACCATGTATGCGAACGGTGTCCCGAGACACTTCCTGCGTCAAAGCAAAGAGGACTTCTATCAAAAGGAATTGGAAGCCATCGGTCAGCAAGAAGTGCTGAACAAAGAAGTCAAAAACGACCACACGTATCCAAACGGCGTTTTCGGCTATACCAACCGGTACGAGGAATATCGCAAAAACTTCTCCATCGTCTCCGCAGAGATGCGGGACATTCTGGACTCTTGGCACCTGGCTCGAGACTTCGAAACGGATCCGGCACTTAATGATGAGTTCGTAACGTGCGATCCGACGAAACGCATTTACGCGGTGCAGACTAACGACGTCCTTTGGTGCATGGTCAATCACTCCATCCAGGCCCGCCGGATGGTGAACAAACACGCCCAGAGTAGGATTCTATGAACAATGGCAACGGCACTATTCCGGCGTCCCTTAAGCCGCAACTGGTTAAGGCGGATTTCCAGTTACCCTTTACGGCCTATGTCACTGAGGGGAAAAAGAAGGTTCGAATCGCTGGCCCTTCTAACAGCAACGATCGCCGTCTGCGTATCGTGGTAAGCGCCCACCAGGGCGTCGCCGTCGAGACAGAAGGCTTGTGGATGTTCCACGTGGAACCCCTCCCGCAACGGGGTGAGTACAACTCGGGGATCCCCGTCGAACTCGGCCTCCCTGAGGACCGACCCCTCTCGCTTCGCGATGAGATGATGCGATTTATTCGCGCGGAAATGTCTCGCCAGGCCGAGGATACCGGTCAGGAAACGTTCGAGGAGGCTAACGATTTCGACGTCGGGGAAGATGAGTGGACATCACCTTACGAACTGATCGATATGGTCGATGAGGAGCCTGTCGAC